GGTTCGGGAAAGGGGAGGTGGAAACGTGCCAACGACTAGAGTACGGGAACGGAGAGTGTCGTTTCAATCGCTCTCGCCAGCCCTTTTAGAGACGAGGTAACGCGCCATCTTCCTATTTCATAATAATTTCTGCTGCAACACAAAAGAAAGACCGAGATCGCTATGTTGATCTCGGTCTTCTCAATGCTCTAGCTACTTCCGTTTCCACTTGTTGTTTTTCGGCAGAAAAGCCCGTGTTGGCGGATTAGTAACGAGGTGCTCCACCCTGTTAATCTCCTCTGGTAGCATGATGCGTGGGTTGCCTTTTCGAACGCTCTCAGCCCACTTTCTAAAGTATCCTTCTGCAAAGTAGGAATGGATCAATGCTTGCTTGAAGGTATCTCTAAGTTCGTTTGGATAGTGATAGACCTCTTTCTCAATCATTGCATCGATATTCACAATGTTGTAGTCTTGCTCCCGAGTATCCTCAAGGTTGATCCCATGCCTCTTGCAATACTTGCTCCACCATGAAGAGACACTGATATCCATACGCGAGTCTGAAGCGAGTCCCAGTAGGTCCATATGAATATCTTTGGAGAGTTCGATGAGAATGCTGAGTATGGTGAAATATCCTGGATGAGAGTACGGCTCATTGAGAATGGCGCGTTTCATCACATCAGTGCCTTCCCAGGGGATATATGTCGTCTGAGCTTTATGTGAATTTTGAACAACGAAGTATGACTTGCGAAGTTCCTTGTAAACTTTCCAAGCTTGCTCAGTGTTCAGTGACTTGGCATGAAGAAGGGCTCCCATCTCAGTCCAGAGGTATAGAGAGCGGATCTTGCTTAAATTTGCACCCGTCAAATTGACGATCGCAAAATCTTTCAGTTCTTTGCCCTGCAAAACAAAGTAGTCCTCACCTGGCATGTACTGGTCTTTGTTGCGCTCAAAGTTTTTGCTAATTATTTTTGGCTCGGTTCCGTAGAACTCGGCGAGTTGGGCGGTGAGCATGACTCGTTGATTGTTGTGCTCAATAGGAATTAAATTTAACATCTGGTCTCCTTTTGCTACTGCTTGCATATGGGGACCAGACCGTGTATGATCTTGGCAGCCCAGGCAAGCAATTGTCTTGAGTTAGCTCCTAGCGTTCTGTGACCAAACTTCACGCTAGGAGCGCATCCACTATTCAAACTACAATGTACGCACTACAAGTCTCTAAATTCTCTCCTTTTCTTCGTGCTTAATGTAGAACTGTAAACCCCAAACAATCTCACTATTAAGTGAGCGTTGATGGTCTTTCGCCAACTGCCTTATTTTCTCTAAGGTTTCTTGGCTCATCCGAACAGTTAATTTCTGTTCGGGGTTGGATGTGTCTTTTGTTTTCATGACCTCATTATATCACCGCTGTAAGGTCATTGTCAAGAGATATCGATGAGCAAAACACACAAAGAAGCCACTCAATATTTAGTTGAGTGGCTTTCTCGATTCAGAGAACAAGTTGTACGATCGTACAGTATGGTCTACGAGGTAGCGGCCAGGCTCCCCTGAGTCATCAGCGTATTGAGCGTAGAGCGTCGAATACGATATGCTTGACGGCGTCCCACATGGGGGAGCGATATAGCATCTAATGCTCCTTGTTTTATCCAACGCCTACATGTTGTATCATCAACCCTCAAAGCCTCAGCCAGTTCGTGTACGGTTAAAAGTTCATCATCCTGTGACATCTGTCTTATCACCTTTCTCTATTTCAAATCTCTGCAAGTCACTCCTGCATTTCTAAGAGTATATCAGAGAAGTGCAACATTTGCAAGATATGCAATGTTGCACAAGAAACAATATTGACAAATTTGACATATCGAGTATAATCTATTATAGATCCTAGATTTGCTAGGATCTATAATATGCTATTCCATTCCAACTACGACTGAACACACACTCCAAAGCAAAGCCGCGCATCATAGAAAATGCGCGGCTTTGTCGTATACTATATGGTAGAGTTAGCTCAATGTGAGCTAGCCAATGTCGATATCTGGCAACAACATTAGGACCTCCAACAACCAAACACGCATATTGTTCATCAGCACTATTATTGTTCGTCTAGTTACTGCAGAAAGGAGCCCGCCCCCGGACTACTAGATTACTCGTTAAGAGAAGAGGCGTTGCCTGGAAGGAACCAGGCTCTATTGCTTTTTGGAAGGTGTGCGCGGTCCAGACCAATACTCCCCATTAGCCCTATCCACAGACTGATACAACCACCTCGGCTTAGCATCAGGCCCAAATGCTCCAGGCCCATAGCGATAACTCTTCGTGAACTCACAGTCCAGACAGTGCACATCGAACTGCCGAGGCTGCACACCAATGCCTGTTGATCTCTCTACTCGGGAGCCCTGGCGGACATGGTGAGTATAGCGAGACGTGACAACCTCAGTGATATCAATGTTCTGATGATTGCATTGTTTCATCTTCAATACTCCATATCTCCTCTTCGCCATCGAAGGCCTCTATGCAGATCGTGACACTTTTGATGCTCTCCCCGTATTTATCACGGATCTCTTTGAGGAGCGCTATGAATTCTTCGCTTCTGATGTTTGCTCATGTGGATATGGTACCACAATGCTATTATGCAATACGATCAATATGGGTTTGTGGGATTGAGCAGAATTGATGGGGAAATCTCTTGACAATGTCTCGCACAATGCATTATACTTAGTATAAGAAAGGAGGCATATGGCAAAGCCACATAAAATTAATGTGAGTTATCGTCTGACTGATGACGAAAAGAAACTCGTTGAATTGTTGGCTAAGCATTTAGGTATGAGTGAGACAGATGTTATCAAGCAGGCTATTCGGAAGTTCGCAAAAGAGGAAGGAGTCAAGGTTAAGCAGGACACTGAAAATCGTAGTGCGTTAAATAGTAGTAGTTAATTAGCATTAATGTATCTCGCAATGTTCGAGCATTCGAGAGAACGGCAATTGAAAGGACAAGTTTCAATGGAGCAAGAACAATCTTGGCAAGAGAAGTTAGAGGCATTCATCAAGGACCTGTTTCCTGAAGGGCTAACCGATGAGGAAGCAGACGAAGTTACTGACATAGTGTGGCATCACACGAAGCACGCGTTAAACCAAACATTTCCATGTAGCACTTGCGACCAAACATTTCCTATTAGTCTCTACATGGAACATAGGCATTAGTCTGTTTGGCTGGGCGATGTTCGAGCATCCCCAGCCTGATAACCGAAAGGACAAGTTTCGATTATGCAGAATAGTTTAACACAGTCAAACAATCCATTGTCATTCGATGCCTTACGTCAAACCGATGAGTACGGCAACGAATTCTGGAGTGCAAGAGATTTGCAAAGTCCATTTGGATACAAACGATGGGAAGATTTTGAGAATAGCGTTGAACGAGCCGTTGTTTCCCGCACAAACATTGGGCAAGACCCAAGTTTGTGGATTCGGGAAGCACCGAAGCTACAAATCCGAGGCAATAGAGGTGCAACCCAGGAGATCAAGGACTACCATCTCACTCGCCCTGGAGCTTACCTCGTAGCCATGAACTGCGATCCTAGAAAGCCTGAGATTGCAGCAGCCCAAAACTACTTTGTTGCCAAGACACTTGAAGCTGAACTAGCGATAGCTCAAGGTAGACAAGTCAACTTTTGGACATTTGCTAAAGATCCCCAGCTACGTCGACAGAAGATTGAGACCAACGAAGATATCATGCTCTCTCTTCGAAAGGAAACAGAGTGTCTTAAATATATTGAGGAGGTAGAAAATCCTGAGTTAATCTTCACGCGCGGAAAGCGCAGGACTCCAAGAATTATAACTATCAGCCATGGAATGCAAGTAGTACAGCTACAGCTCTGTTTTGAAAATAGAGTAGGACAATAGCACTCATAGCGTGGTGAGAGACATCAACACTCTCACCACCAGCCAGAAAGGATTTTGATGAACCTACCAACACCATCAGAAGACAACAATAACATCTTCACGCAGATGGCCCAGCTCTTCATCGATTGCTATGAGGAGTTAGCAACTGCGATGCATGCCGCAAAGAGCGAAGTGGAGTACTCTGTCACTGCTCGACACAAGACGCTGGTCGATCTTCAGGAGCGCTACACTGCTATTGTTAAAGAGCATCAGGAAAGTGTCTTTCCTCAGCCAGTGCCGCTTGATGGGAAACAGAAACACTACATTGAGCTATTCTTGAAAGGTCAATGTAGCGATGGGTATCTGATGACAAATCTCAGAATATATGATTGGAATGATGTTCAGGCGTTGATTCAACAGTATAAGCAGAAACGAGCTAGCAATGCTACAGAAGCTTAAACGTGATTGGGACGGTGAGAGGCAGCAACTCATCGCCTTGCTTGGTCATATCGAGTTCATGAAACTCTGGCTCCATGAGCATCCACAGCAGACCTTGCAGTTCGTAAAGGAATTCGAGGCTCTGGCGCAGAAGTATATCAAGGGCTATAATGATCAGGATATGGTAGAGTTCAGAATAGGCATTTCAAAGGAGCGATGGGCAGCATATTCCGCAGCTTGCGAGATTGCTGAAGGCTCTTCAGTTGATCAATGTCATTGTGAGCGTAAGGCCCGTGAAGCTTGGTTAACTGCTATTGACGCTGTAATTAAGTATTATAGGACAGACGAGGAGGTTACAAGTGAAGCTATATAACTTTAGTCATCCATTGACACAAGAGCAACTTGACGATATCGCATGCTGCCGCGATATTGCGAGTGCTGATATTAATCAGTACGATATCAAAGTACAACTTGACCTCAATGCGCCACTACGTGCACAGATAAGCAATATTGTTGATCACGTCAATTTCAAACTTGGCGAAGAGCTTTTTGTAGTATTGCCAGGACAAGCACCGGCTGCCGTTGTGCTCACTGATATGCTGCTGAGCAGAGGTGCCCAGGTCAACGTTGTGCGCTTTGGCCAGCAGAGTACGCCATCGGGGACTATGTTTCCTTTCAGGGAAATCATCAGATTGCAGCTCTACATCATGGCTTGACCATATTCCGATCCTGGGAATATGCCAAGAAAGTAGCACTCTAGACAACGAGAGTGCTACTTTTTCTATTTAAAACTATAATGTAAAGAAGAGGCAACTTGTCTCTTCGTATATCAAGAGAATTGGAGACTAATAATGATTGCAGAAATATTGCTCACTGATAAAGAATTGAAGGAGATCTCAGGTGGTCGTCATGGTGGTCATTGGGGACATCATTGGGGCCATGGTGCTCATAGATATGGCTTTGGTGGCTATGGCTTCGGCGGGCCATGGGGCTACGCAGCGCCTGTTGGGTACGGCTATGGGTATCAACAAGTTGTAGCGGCTCCGCCTCAAGTTGCGCTGGTGGCTGTTGGGGCTCCTGCAGCACAAGGTTGCCCAATGGCGGCTGTGGCTAGCTGCTAGTATCCTAGAAAAGAAATGAGGCACACCGTGTGAATGGTGTGCCTCATTGGTGTGTCGGAGCAGGATCAGAGCTAGCCTTCATCCAAGCTTTGCAGGGTAGTGCGTGCCTGTCACGAATTGTCAGAAGCAACCACGAGCGGGTGACCTGGTCTTCTTCTACCCAGTGCGACAATCTCAGCTCGTATTCTTCGTTGGGTAGACGGCTTAAACGTCTTCAGTCTAGCAAAAGCTTCATCCTTTTCACACATAAGCGCTCCGATTAGCATGTTATGTCCGTAATGGCTTTTGCGTGCCTGATCAAATTTATCTGGGATAAGTTCTTTATTTGCGTCTAGTTTAGGCGCTAGAGCACCATGCAAGGTCCGCATAGCATTGGGCTCATACCACCGGCGTGTGTCCATTGCGAGCACTGGTATACGCACACAAGAGTCATGGGTGCCACAGACAATAGCGTTTATCCCATGTTTCCACTCTTCAATACAATTGAGACTGTAGCGGTACCAGTCGCTAGTTCTGGCCAAGACGACTGCGCGATATTTCTTACCATCTCGAATTAGAGAAACGCTTGAGCCTACGATGCTATCGGATACAACGGTTGTATTCAATCTTGGGTTATGTTGAATACGAGCGAGCTGCTCCCAGACATCGCGACGTTTGTATTGGCTATAGCGTCCCTCTGCCATCTATTCCTCCTCTGGCCCCCTAATTTCCAATAAGCGGCTCTGTTGTCTTAGAGCCGCTTGTGCAGTCATCTTGTGCATTTGGTCCATGAAATCAGCGTCGTCTTTATCGCGCTTCATGTGTCTCTGATTTGCCGTGATTTGAGACATTGCATTGGACTCTTTGATTTGCCGTGCGTTGTATTGATCGGCAAGCAGTTCAAATCCTTCTGCTTGCGCTTTCTGATGCTTTACTACGTGGTCAATCGTTGTCGGCGCTGGGCTCAAAAAAAAAGCTGTATAGGCATCCCCTACAATTACTCCCACAACCCTGAAACCGATGAACAGGTAAACAGGCCAGTCTCTCTCAAAGCTTCCTGCTTTCGTCACGAAGAAAAGAAAAGACATCTGCCCCGCTATGTTAATCACAGCCATCACAAACCACATTACCACTGCACCCGTTGTGTCTTTATCGGGTGGTTCTAAACCCGCTCTCCTTGCTTCTATAGCGCGTCCCTTTCGCCCTGACAAGTCAAACGTCGCGATAGCAAAAGGGATCTCAATCAGCAACGTTATGCCCCACAAGAGCACATCTGTCCATATGTTGTTATCCTCTGGCAGAAAGTGCTTTATGTAGTAGTATACCTCTCCTGCTGTGAAGACGATGAACGCGATTGGCCCAATTACACGCCACATACTCTTCAAGAATTCCATAAAATTCTCGTGGGCAGGCGGGTTGTGAGATATCTTTGCTAATATGGCATAGTTGCGAGCTGCAACTTGCTCAGGAGTTAACTCTGTTAGGGTGCCTCTTGTATCAGAGATGATAGTTGTTTCTGCTTCTATGGTAGCCGTCTGTTGATGTGTAGCGTGTGCGCTTTCTCTCTTTCCGAATAGTCTCCCTATCCCGTCTTTAAATTTGTTCCTTGGCATTATTTTTTCCTCCGCAAACTGAGCCATTTTCTGATTCAGAAAATCTAATTGTACCCTTGCTGTACCCTTGCTGTACCCGTATTGTGAGCTTAAAAAAGACGAATGTTTCATGGCCTGCTTGTCAGTCGCTCACGAAAATTCGTCTTTTAAAATTGAAACTTTTATGCTTTCGAACTTGAAGAAGTTCTCTGCTGTGAAGTACTTGATGTACCTGTCCTAGCTGCTTTACGTTTCTCATTAATCTCTTTGTGCTTAGCTGCTAGGACTAAGCTAGCTGATTTCTTTAAGAACATCTTGGATGCGCGGTACAGGCGGTTGTAGTGGCTACTTAGTTCAGGGCTTTGAGCTGCATGTTGGATGGTTTTCTGGCCGAATACTTCGATTTCGGTTTCGACTGCTTTGATCTCTTCTGGGGTAAGTTGTTTTTTCTTTTCGTCTGCCATTGTTAGAATATCCTTTCAATATTGTGTCGGTTACCCTATGGCTGCTGCTCAGTGGGTAACTACTGGTTCGACTGGGCTGCATCAATCTTTTCGAGTGAGGGATGCGGCCTCAATGTTTTTTAGATACTACAGTGACGCGCTACAAGGGACTATTCCACAAGTTGAATATTATCAACGATGTGTACTAATTTCACAATCTACTAGTAAGTATAATCAAGAGATTAGATTTTGTCAAGCTTTTTTACACCACTTACATAATCTCCACATATCTGGTATAATTGGAAAAACAGAGGAGGTGAATATGCCACGACCAAGAAAAGACTTTGTGCTAGACGAAGAGATTGCAAAAAGATACTACACAGCTAAAGATGCGCAAAAGCGGTTAGGTCTAGGTAAAGATAAAGATAGATTTAACTATATCATGAGAAGTAGAGGCATTAAGTCAGTGCCATTTCTAGGAGGATATGGTTACTATAAGAGATTAGAGATAGATATGCTTGCCAATGAGGTCTATTCATTTCTGTTAGCTGGGGAAATCTCGCAACTTACATATCGAACAGCGACCATTGATGATATAGTCACAGAAAACCATCTAGCCTATCTCAATTTTGGTGAACGAGCACTAAACCCAAAGACAATGGAAGCACGCAAGAACTTGGTAAAGATAAGCCCAGAGAGCACGTATCACCTCTATGATCATAGTTTTCTTGTTGCGTCAATAAATATTGTGCCACTCAAGCATGAGGCTATTTTGCAGTTTATAGACGGTAAGCGAGGGTGGCTATTTGAAGAAGGAGATATGGAAAGGTTTGAGCCAGGGAAACCATTAGAGTGTATTATTATCGATGTTATGTCTACAACGATTGTACCTCCTGATAAAAGGAATACCTATGGCATGATACTTCTGAGGAACTTCTTTGCTGTCACTTGGAAGCAATGGGGTGAGCGAGGAATTTCGATATCTCAATTCTACTCCAATGGGGGGACCGAATCAGGCCATAGACTTCTAAAATCAGCAGGCGGCCAACCTATAACACAAGCAGAGCACGAACTGAATTCACGCGTAAAACGAACAATCTATGAGGTTGATGTGGCTTCGTCGACCAAGAAGATCTTCAATCCTCATAAGCATGCTCTGGCGGAGTGGAGAAAATAGCAAGGCTATTCGAGGAGAGATATAGACAACCACCTATTTATCTGATAATATATATATTGAGCTTTCCTACTTGCGAAATAAGCTCAATATTAGAAGTATTATGAGACATAGAGCCTTTGAGCCGATCTCTAGAAAGGAGTCGGCTATGAAGGCCGAATGGATAATCGCTGCATGCGAAGTGATTATGGTGATATGCACGGTTGCTAACCTGATTATGCATAAGTAGCGCAATAGGCACCAGTAGCGGCATTCTGTACAAGGGTGCCGCTTTTTGTTGCCTTGACTCGCTGCCATTGGTAATCACATAATCGACAGTGTAGATGTAAGCGTAAACGTCTACGTAAACATATTATCAAAAGGAAATGATCCGCATGAGAACTTATGTACTAGCGAACAACAAAGGTGGCATAACCAAGACCACATCAACAATTAACCTCGGGTATGGCATCGCCAGGAAAGGACATCGTGTACTCATCATTGATACAGACGCGCAGTGCAATACCACCTATAGCCTTACTGGAAAGATGGACCATGATAATACCCTATTTGATGTCTTGATCCATGGCTGTAAGATGGCAGACATAATCCTACCAACCCCGCAGGAAAACCTCTACATAGCTCCAAGTTCCATTAATCTCAGCGCGGCTGACTTGCTCATGGCATCAGCATCTGGCCGCGAGAAAAAGTTAGCAAGAGCACTAGCGCAGGTAGATGGGTACGACTTTGTATTAATCGACACCCCCCCTAACTTGGGGGTACTTACAGTAAACTCATTTATCGCCAGTACAGATGTGATAATCCCGATCGCGTTAACTACCTATGCACTGATAGGGATATCGATACTGGAAAGCACTATGCAAGAGTTAAGGGACAATTTAGATGTGCAGCTCCCGATCCTTGGAGTTATCGCCAATCTCGACGACCACACCAGAATTAGCAAGGACGTGCTAGCAGCTGTCAGGGAACATTTTGGGGACCTCGTATTCAACTCAGTCATCCCAAGGAATATCAAGGTCGAAGAGGCCCACAATCAGATAGCGTGCTTGTATGACTATGCACCAAATAGCACTGGAGCCAAAGCGTATACAGCTCTGGTTGAGGAGGTTTTGAGCCGTGCCACCCAAAGATAAGAAATTCGTCAATCCCCTGCTGAGGTCTACCGAGCCATCAACAGAACCGAATACAGAAACACCTACACAGGAGAATACAGAAACGCTTATGAAAGCAGCTACACAAGCACCCACGTCAACCGATACATCAGCTACTACGTCCACGTATACGTATACCTCTATAGAGGATACTGAAGACCAAGTTGTAGAGCGGCGCAAGAGGGGTAAGCAGGCCTTTGATAAAACTCATATTCGTTGGACAATGTGGATCAAGAAAGGGTTGAAGAAGAAGATAGAGAAGCTATCAAAGGATCAAGAATTATCACTCGTTGCACTGGCTGAGGAAGCATTCACTGATCTGTTGATGAAGTATGAGGACAAGAAGTAGTCTCAAAAATCAAAGCCCCCAATTTGCATTGTAGTGCGATTGGGGACATTTTGTTTTCAACGATGAATATAGCATCGTTGAAATCACACGGGGTCTGTGGTGGCTCTGAGCACTGCCCTTTATATACTTAATGCAACATTTCAACGTCTATCAATATTTCTTACCATATCGAGTCCTGTCTATGCAGATAAGTTAATGATTTCTATACTATGAACAAGGGCAGTTTCCCTACCTGGATAACAATATCGATCAATCATCGTACTGTCTAATAACCAATAACTGCCCTTGTTTCACTCTACGTGCATTCACGTAGTCTTATATCTGCAAAGATCGTTTATTGAACACAATATAATGTAGATAGACATTGCGTATCTATTTCTTTTTCTTGTTAGTAACTATTCCACCTAACTAGTTCATGTGCTTAGAGTCAACAAACGGATCACCACCTACTAGCGACGCGAGGAGACCTATATCATGATAGATGCTGAGAGGGAACAGCAGACGACACGATATAGGTCCTCTTATTTTTCGTTAAGAGCAATAAAGCAGCAAAGAATGATGCAAGTAGAAATCAATATAATAATCTTTTTGCAAGTATTAACATTGATTATGATCATATTAGATTGGGGAAATGAGGAATGAGGCGTTTCATCATAGCTGGCACTGGAGATAGAGCTGGCGACCTCGGCGTCATTGCTCTGGGCATCGAATGGATGCAGAGTGGACCATGCGCACTCTACTGGCCGCGTGATAGTGTCAGCTCGAATTATCCAAACAGTATTGAAGTCAAAAAGCAGATAGAGAACGATCACATCAAAGTGCTCTGGACAGACCAGGATCATATACCAATAATTAATAGTAGTATCACGGACATGCCACATGATTGAAGAACGTAGAAGAGGCGTTATAATAATACATGCAGACAGTATTATAAAAGCACTGTATGGAGATGGTTATAGAGCAGTAGCTGTAAAGGCTAATAAAGACGACAGGCTTATGTTGGAAATTACGGTGAGTCACCCGGCGTTGCCAGAGTGGAAGAACGGAACGCAAATCAAACGTATTGAGATCAAAAGGACTTATGAGACGCAAGGATAGACGACAATTCAATAATAGCGCACAGAAGATCATCGAGCAGACCAACCTGTCCAGTTCTACACAGGAAGATCAATGGTGGTCGTCTTCGAGTAGCACTGACGAGGATCGTCTCTGGAGAAGTCTTTCAGGCGGTGGTGCAGACAAGGACGTATTGCCGTCAGTATATCTTGAGCTTCACAACGCCGTTTATGAGGCTTACAACGCCAATCCACTGGCCTTTGCCATTATCGAACTCACCACCAGCTTTGTACTTGGCGAAGGTATCACAGTATCAGCGAATAATAAACGTGTTCAGCAGATCATTGATGCATTTTGGTATAACCCAGAGAACCGCATGGAGGAACGCGTCTATAGCCTCTGTACAGAGCTAGCACTCTATGGCGAACTTTTTATACACTACTTCACTAATAAATATGATGGTTCCGTGGTCATTCGCCAGATCGATCCTAGCCTGGTCGACCAGATTGAAACAGATCCTGAGGATATTGAGAAACCACTGAGATATCACCGAATGCCTATTATGCCCGCTGTAGATACAGCAAGCATGATTCGATCAATAAACCAGCCAGTGCAGGGCCAGTGGTTTATTGCGGGCAAAGAAGTGCAGCACTTTGCGATCAACAAGGTCTCCAATGCCAAGCGCGGCAAGTCTGACCTCGCTACGATCCTGCCCTGGTTGCGCCGCTACAAGGACTGGTTAACCGATCGGGTGAGGATCAACAAATATAAAGGCGCTTTTCTGTGGGATGTGTCGCTATCAGGGGCAGACGCCAAAACTCTTCAGCGCAAGAAAATGGAGTACAGCTATCCCCCAGAGCCAGGGAGTGTGCTCATTCACAACGAGGCGGAACAGTGGAAGGCGGTGCAGCCAAATATAAACTCACAGGAGGCTGCACAGGACGGGCGTGCTATCAAGCTCATGGTGGCCGTTGGCGCTATGTTGCCTGAACACTATCTATCCGACGGTGACAATGGCAATCGTGCCACTGCAAGTGAGATGAGTTTGCCTACTCTACTCAAGTTCAAACGCAGGCAGAGGATCGTCAAGTATATGCTGACCTGCATTCTCGATCGTGTGATCCAGGAGGCTACGAAGGCTGGCAAGATCGGGCCGCGAGTCAACACCAGCTACGATATTATCTTTCCCGAGATCGATTCGTCTGACAACAATCAGTTGAGCCAGGCCATTGCTCACCTGGTACCAGCTCTCGAAAAAGCAAAGGCACTGGGCTGGATTAGTGACGATACGGCTATGAAGCTTCTCTTTGAGTTTGCTGGGGAGGAGATCGATATCCACGAGGAGCAGAGTAAAATCAAATCTCAGCCAACTGTCCCACCAGATCGGACAGTTGATCCCATGCCTGAATTGATGAAGTCTAATGGTTTTTCAGGAGGTACTGCTAATGCCTCTCGATAGTCTTAAGATTTCGCACATCCAGGCTGTGATAGCACGGACATACACCAGTCGAACTAAATCTGTTGTCTTTGTCTACCAGAGTGGTAGCTCATTTAGCTACACTGCAACTACAGTGATATTTCGCGCACAGAAAGTTTTAGATCCCGAGATCCCCGACATAACAGGATCACAGCCACGACAGGAATATGACACCGTGATGGTCGTCCCGATCGCCGTAACGATGACTGGCCTCGTTATGGTTGCCGACACTACGACAGCCACATCAGGTTCAGTGGCTTCAGCAGAAAAATTCGAACCAGTCGATGTGCTCAAAACTGGTATTATACCTTCTGGCTCGAAATACGTGGTGAAGCTGAGGAGGTATAGGTGATTAACGGCACATCATTATTTATCGGTGTTGAGAGCCAAGGATGGACATTACGTCAATTCCAAGATGCAGCAAGGAAGGCAAAGGCGCTTGGCATATCGACGCTGCTTGTCAAAATCGCTGATGGGGTCAATGTGTGGTATGACCATATCGGAGGATGGGAACATGTACTTGAGACTATCGAAGCTCAAGGTATTCTTCCGGTTCCATATACCTATAACTACGGCGATAAGTTCAGAGGGTTGCAATCAGAAATTGCGATCCTCAAAGATGTGATGAGCACTGAGGGCATTGTTGTGGCTGACATGGAGGCCGAATGGAACGACCAGGTCAGCTGGGCAAATACGGTTGCCAATGCTCTCAAAGGTCATTCAGGTATCTTCGGTGTAACCACTTGGGCTGATCCAAATCTCCAGAACTGGCAAGGCGTACTCCAGGCGCTCAATCCTTGTGTTGATGTGTGGATGCCTCAAGTTTACACCGATTTCCTGGCATCAGTATACAAGCAACAATTCGCTGGCCTGTCAGTGGTGCCAGTGTTTGGCCTCGGTACTGACTTTGGGTCTAATGATGTTGTGCGACATGCCAAGGATGCTCAGAGTCAGGCCATCGCATTGTGGGAATATCAAGCAGCAATTGGGGCATATGCTGATATCGTGAAGGAGATTGTTGGTATGAGTAAAGTTCCTGCAGGATGGAGCGACGATGGGCAGACTCTGCGTGGCCCAAACAATAAGCCAGTAGTGTTAGGCTTTAGGGATTTTGTGCTTAACAATCACTGGAATGCCGACGATTGGCCTCTGGGTCCAGAGCGTGGAGTCAATCCAGTTGAGCAGAGCAATATCAGTCTGGGAGGTGGTACAGCTCAGGAATTCCGCATGACGCGGCTGTGTTGGACCAAGACACGAGGAGTCTACAAGTCTTGGATCGGTCAGGAATTGAAGTGGTATCAGGATAGGAGGATAACATGATAGATACCGACTTTAGTGAGATCAGGCAACTATGCCGCATCATTGAAGCTCAGCAGCTAGACGAGGCAGGCCATGAAGTCAGGGTAACAATCCTGCAAGGAGGCAAGAGTGCCAATGGGTATAGCTATGATCAGCTTGCATTGCAGACCATTGCACAGATGATCGAAGGTGCTCAGGCCTATGCTGACCATGGGGAACCTGATGAGAACGTCCGTTCAGTTCGTGACATCGTTGGCTTCTATCGCAATGCTGCATATATTCCCGCAACAGCAGTGGCTCCTGGTCGTGTCGATGCGGATCTGCACATTATGGAGAATGCTGTTTGGCTCTGGGACATCATCAAAGAGTCGTTTGCAGCGGGCAATCCCAACCTCATTGGATTATCCATAGACATCTTTGGTCAATATCAGCTCAATCAATCTTTGGGAGCTAAAGAAGTTACGAGAATTGTATCGCTCAATAGTTGCGATGTTGTAACGCGTCCATCCGCTGGCGGGAAATTCCAGAGGATTATTCATCACCAGGAGAGAAAAGGAGACAATAGTATGCCACCCGAGGTAACTACTCAGGAAAATAATACACAGCAGCAAACACAAACACCATCTGCTGAGCAGAAACAGACACCACCAGTTCAGCAGGCTACACCAGAGCAAATCCAAGAGGCCATTGCTCAGAACAACCAGGTCCTAGCCCGCATGCAGGAACTTGACCAGCAGAAAGCCAAGATGATAGAGCTTGAGAATAAGCTTAAACTTGGTGAATCTCAACTCATGCTCAAACAGTGCTTGCAGGAAAGTATTTTGCCAAAGGCATCCAAAAAGGTTATTGAGGATAAGTTCTCCAATCGCATCTTTGAGGCTGATGAACTGCAACGTGAGCTTAATTCAATGATCAGTATGATGACTGAACTCACTAAAGAAGGTCTCGTTCGTGGTCATGGCATTGATAAAATGGCAATTACATCAGGCCAGATTACGGAAGCAGAGAAAGTCGCTGCTGCCTTCGATCAGATGTTTGATCTGGAGATAGATAGCAAGTTTGGCAAGCTTCCACGGCTCATGGGTATTCGTGAGGCCTATGAGATAGTCACGGGCGGGCATAATGTCCTCGCTGGTATCAGTGGCCATAGCAAGCTGGGGAATATCAGAGTTAGTGAGAGTTCTCCTCTGGGGTGGTCAGAAGGATACGGCCGTATCCAAGAGACCGACACAACCACTGCTTCTTTCTCGTATCTCCTCGGGACCTCGATGAATAAACGCTTGATTAAAGACTACCAAGCGTGGCCCGCTGAATGGCAGAAATTTGTTAGTATCGTTCCAATCAAAGACTTCAAGCAGCAAACCCGTGTGAGGCTCGGGGCATTTGCTAGTTTGCCAATTGTTGCAGAAGACAGCACATATACCACTCTCGCGCTACAAGACTCTGCCAGCACCTATGTGGCGCAGAAGCGCGGTAACCTCGTCAGTGTTTCACGTGAAACAATTATCAATGACGACTTGCAAGCTATCAAGCAGATCCCCACGAAGCTTGCTGTAGCCGCTGCTTATACACTAGCCGAGTTCGTCTACAGTTTTCTCTCGACCAACCCGACGATCTACGACGGGATCGCGTTGTTCCACACCAGTTCTCATGGGGCAAACCTTGGCACATCCGCGCTCAGCTCAGCGGCAATGCAAAGCGGCGTGACAGTGATGCGCGAGCAGACTAACTTTGCATCGAAGCGTCTGGGCTTGCGACCAAGGTTCCTCATAGTGCCACCAGAACTTGAATTCACTGCCGCTATAATCACCCAGAGTACACTTGCACCGGGTAGCGCGAACAATGATACGAACGTTATGAATGGATATTGTGTCCCTATTGTTTCACCGCAACTGACAAGTACGACACAATGGTTTCTTGCAGCTGATCCTAGAGAGTGCGATACGATCGAAATTGGCTTTGTGGGTGGGCAAACGACGCCAGCGTTGTTTACGCAAGACGGGGAATTGTATGGGAATAATTTTTCGATGGACATGTTGAGCTATAAGGTGCGCTTTGAATTCGGTGGGGTAGTTAATGATTTTAGGGGCTTATATCGCGGTATCTGATATAACGGGCATTATATGCGCAATGAATAGTAGAGAGGAGACATAGATATGGCGGTGGTACCCAATACACGTGCATTAACAATCGGAGATGGGTCAAACGATCAGCTAAATGTAGATACGGTAAATGATCGTCTAGATCTCCCTAACGGAACTATAATTAAATTCTGGAGTGATGCATATACAACGGCAAAGGGTCAGATTGCCAATGGTGTTGTATCACCAGCAGTAAGTACAGCAGCAGCAGCATTAGCGACCAGTGGAACTGTTACGACCAGCGGAGTCGGAGTAGCCAGAGTGAACCCTGGTTCAGCAGTTACCGCTGTGATCATGGCCACTGGCACCGTTGATGGTCAGCAATGTTGGGTTCAGAACGAAGCAGCGGCGGCCAATACAATCACCATGGCCGCATCGGCGACGAGCCATGTAGCAGACGGCGTACTTGATGTAATACCTGGATTGCAAGCAAGGCTTTACCTATGGAATGCTACGAATGCTCTGTGGTACGCGACTCCGCAATTGGTCAGTGTCGCAGCATTTACACAAAGCGGATCGGCAGCGGCTATTGCTACCAGTGGCACTGTGACGACAGCGGGGGTAAATGTTGCTCGTATTAACCCTGGGAGCGCGGTGACTGCGACGATTATGCAGGCTGGTACCGCTGGTGGTCAGGTTTGCGTTGTGGTTAATGAGGCTGTGCCGTCATTTTCGGCACAGATGGCAGCAAGTGCGACGAGCAACGTGGCAGATGGTGTGAACTGCATCATTCCTGGGTTGCAAGCGCAGCTCTTCATATGGGACTCAGGGACTAGTCTCTGGAGTCAGATCTCTTCATCAAAAGTTGCAGGGGCACTCGCTGGTATACAGTCGGCTACAGCGGTTGCTATTGCTGCATCGGGTACGGTGACCACTGCTGGCGTGGGTCATTCGCGCATCAATCCAGGATCAGCGGTTAATGCGCTCGTTATGGCAGCTGGGACATACCCGGGGGAAATGTGCATGGTGACCAATGAAGCCAGTATTGGTAATTATGCGCAGATGGCCGCAAGTGCGACGAGCAACGTGGCAGACGGGATCAACTGCATCATTCCTGGATTGTCTAGCAGG